TGCTCGAGATATGAAGTATCATGCTGATATGGCACACGTTGGCGAAAACAGTTTTCCTGCACGAGCTTTATACATGGTACGCGGTGCTGAGAATCGCAGTGGTGAAACAGCTTGGTTAAACTTAGAATTAGCATGGGCACAATTCTCTCGTGAAGAACGCGAACAATTTAAAGATTATTATGTTGTTCAGCAAGACATGTACAAAGCTGGCACCAACTTGATTAGATTTCCATTTTTAAAAGTAAATCCAAATTCAGGTAAAATAAGTCCCAGAGTCAACTGTTATATTACTCCTGGTCGTAATACCGTTGCCTGGATACATCATGTAGAAAAGGATGACGCTCCATTGGCTGACTCTGGAGCATTTATTGAATCTGTTTATCAATTATGTGAAAATAAAAACAATACTGTATATTCACACACATGGGATGACGGTGATTTAATCATATACGATAATTGGCCTTTTGTACACAAGCGCACAGAAGTAAAGTTACAGCCTGATGAACCTGATCGTTTACTTAAACGATTAACTTTCAATATTTAAAATATCGTAGTCAGGCATTTCCATGGTATTATGTGTTTCTATTATGCCATTTTTATCATTGTAAGCCAATCTGTGTTTGACATTTAATGCAGTTACTGGATTGGCCAGCCAGTTTTGATAATCTGCCACAGTGGGAAATAATAATGTTCTTATTCTGATTAATCCGTCTGCAAAGTTTCTTTCTCCTACCACAGCTGGTGGACCGTAGGTACGCAATGCACTTTTTACTGCTTCAGGAGCAGCATAAAATGGTACATTGATGCTGGGGCGAATTTGTTTAATAATTAGAAACTGACAAGGCATAGCAATATATATTCAAAATAGGTTCAACATAATAGCCAAAAGAAAACCCGGATTAAATCCGGGTTTCTTAATAAGCTCTATAATTAAACAGGTGCTTTGAACGGATTGTAGTTAGGCAAGTCAACTGTATGAATTTCAGTTGCAATGCCGTGTTCTGCATTGTATGCGTCACGTGCAACAATGCCAGACTGGACTAATTCAGACGCTTGCCAATCAGCCAATGCCTTGGCATTTGTAAAGAACATTGTACGAATTTTCTTTAAGCCATTGTCGATATTACGTTCGCCAATGATAATAGGCAAAGGTTCGGCTTTCAATGCAGACTTAGCTTCTGCTGTGATAGCAAAAAATTCCACATCTAGTGATGGGCGAGTTTGTTTAACGATCATTAATTTTGAGGCCATTTTGGTCTCCTTATGTATGTTTGGCAAAGTCATCTGCCAAGTTTATTTAGTTTAAAGCGGGGTTTTAAACTGAATTTTTGTGGTAAAAAAGCAACAAAAGTACTAATCCAGCATATTCCAGCATATATTCCAGTTTGTTGCTAAAAAACAACAAAAAATAGGCTCAAAAACACGCAAAAAGCCCCAAAAACGGTTGACTTCAGGGCCAAGATCGACTATAATAATAACATGAACAGCAAAACAGTAACCCGCAAACGCCGTACCGATCGCAACCACGCAATTTACGAATTGTTTTGCGAAGTTACTGGTGAAAGCTACATTGGTATTACCGTTGTAGATGGCTCTGCATTGAGCTCTGTGCGTGGACGTTTTAACCGCCACTTGAGCCGTGCTAATACAGAAAGCAAGAACTGGAACCTGTGCGAAGCACTTCGTACACATGGCCGCGAAGGCTTTACTCCTTACTTGCTGGAAGTTGTGCGTGGCAAAACAGCGGCACATGCTCGTGAACGTGAATTGATTGCTGTTATGCAACCTGCTCTTAACTCTCTATAAGGAAATTAAATCATGCATACAAATGTACAAAAACTCATTGGCGAATTTTCAGTAATACTAGATCGTGATCCCTTGGATCAAATGGAAGACACTCAGACTATCCTACGTAAATTCTCGCAAGCCTTGGCTGCTGAGCTGGGTGAGATTGTTGTGGCAAGTCCTTACAATGAAGGTGTTCGCATGTACTTTGACGAGAAGATTGCTCGTCACGAAATCAAACAAGCCGTAGGATTGTAAAATGGAATTCAAAGTAGAAGGCACCAGCGTTAAAAAACGCAAATTTATAGAAGCCATATTGCCATCCGTGATTGAGCAATTGGGTTTGACTTGCAGTCGTAAGGCAGTAGTGGTTCGCCTGGAATGTGACTGTGATGGCATGGGAATGACCATTCCTGTTGATCTATTAGACAGTTATATAGTTGTTATACAATCTAAAATGTCAATCAAGGACATTGGGCTTACACTGGCTCACGAAATGGTTCATGTGCGTCAGATGGCCCGTGGCACTTTAAAAACTGTAAACGGCACAAAGTATTGGGCAGGTCGGCGTTTTACCAAACGCACAAAATATCTAGATCAGCCTTGGGAACAGGATGCGTTTGCCAGACAAGAGATTATTTTTCGTAAAGCAATTGATTCTTAATAAGAGGAGAACAAATGAAAACAGGTTACACAGTAAAATACAACGGTCGTACATATGAAGTTGAACATGGTGATCCGTTTGATCGTGGTTCAGCTGACAGCTACTACGGCCGTCTTGCCAGCCCGCACAAAGGTGGAGTAGGTGGTAACTCAGGCTCTACAAAAAAGGATCTTACTGAGCAAGAGATTGCAGACTACATGGCCGGATATGCTTGGAACGAAGCCCAAGGTAATCATAAGGACTGGGGTTAATGTTACAGGAATATTGTGTGATTAATGCCACCTACGATGAGTTCAATCAGCAATTTGGCAATCAAATTATGCAATTGACGTACAATTAAACGGTATAAACAGTAATACTTAATGTTACAGTTTTGTTGCTAAAAAACAACGGTTTTTGAGCTAAAAAAGCTGAAAAAACTGCCAAAAATGCCAGAAAACGGTTGACCATTTGGCCCTGATGCGCTATAATTTATACATAGGTTAACAAAACAGGAGTTTAAAATGACAGAATTTGAAACAAAGTGCTACGGAATGTCCGAAGCTCAAATCCGCGAAGAATACATGAACAGCATCACTGCTAAATTTTCCGGTCTTGAAATGGTTGCTATGGGTGTGTTGTCAGACTCCCAAGAATTGCTTGCAATGGGTCGCAATGAACAAGCCCGTAAACAAATCAATATTGCCAAATTCATCCTGTCAGAAATGATGGATGCACTAGTTTCAGCTTAACTTAAGGAGATCACAATGAGCTTCGTAATCGTTTCCAAAGGCACTGGCCTTATTGTTACAGATGGTCCTAACAAGACTCGTGCTTACAAAACTTTTGGTGCCGCTAAGGCAACTCGTACCCGTCTCTGCAACAAAGCAGGTTGGAGCGAAAACCAACTGAACATTGTTGCTCGCGACACTTATCGTGCGCCTAAGATCACTGTCCGCAATATGATGACAGGCAAGGCAGTAGAAATTGATGCTGACACACCTTGGGCTTGCCGTGTTGATAGCGAAGCATTTTGGAGCAATTAATATGAGCAAAGACATCCACAAGAACATACAGGCTATGACCACGCCAGCTTTGCAAAAACAGCTGGCATTGTACAGATCACTGGTCAGTCGGAATGTATTTGACGAGATTATGATTTCGATCATGGAACAAGAACTTGTGATTCGTACAGAATCGGAGACATTACAATGAAAGTCATTTATAACAGTTTATTGTCAGGTTGGTTCATTGTGCGAGGCGCACACCAAACGCCCATCTCAGGACGTTTTGAAACCAAGGAAGCCGCACTAGCACATCTGCGTAGACGCAATCCTTTCCATACAGGAGTTTGATATGACAGGCTTAGAAATTATTGTAACTGTAGCAGTGGTGGCAATTATTTTTGCTGTCAAGGTTTGGATACTTACTAAAATTTAAGGAACACAATCATGTCCACATATAATATCACCAAAGAAGAATTTAAAAACGTAACCAATGGCGTTTGGGAAATTCGTCATGCCATTGAACGTTTGGATGGCATCATCAATGATGATTTTATGATCAAGCTCAACGCAGGCATTAACAAATTAGAACAGGGACTAGAAGGTATGCGTGAACAAGATCAAACGGATTTTGATTCTAAATTTGCACACTATGACTCAGTTAGAACTGACCTTGGCCTGAGTACCACTTGGAGTGTTTACGAAGTCAGCGACCTAAATGATCGCCATCCTTATTTGGGTGCTGTTAAACTCAGCTACAAAGATCATTGGGGTACTCCAGTAGAAAAGGCCATTGTAGGTGCCACCTGGGCGGCTCTGTTTGTTGCGGCCAATGCTTGCATCCGTGATTCGGGTGACAACCATCACACATTTATTGAACAGTTTACACCCAGCAAGGAAGATGCTAGTGTACTGTTATTGACCACAGGAAGCTGATTCGATGAACGAAAGAATTCGACTACTGGCCATTGAAGCCAGGTTAATAACTGTTGATGGCATTACCCGCTATGCATTAGATCATGAATTTGAGCAAAAGTTCGCCGAGTTGATTGTGCGGGAATGTATTGATGTTGTTGGTAAAGCAACTGCTAGTCCCAATGGATATCAAGCTCTTATGAAACATTTCGGAGTTGAAGAATGACTATTAATAGTGATGTCAAACAAAAACAGAAAGAAGCCAATAGGTTGCATGAAAAACAATGGCAACGTCAACAGACCATTGAAGTAATCAAAGGACTAGTGTTTTTAGTAATTTTTGTGGGCAGTATAGTGATGTTGCCCTGGATTTGGGGTAGATGATGACACAGATGGAGTTAATAGAATGAACGAACGAATTCGAGAACTTGTTAGACAGGCTGGCTTAGATGATGCTGACTTTCCTATTGAGAATTGGGATAATGTTCCCTTGGCAAAGTTCGCCGAGTTGATTGTGCGGGAATGTGCTGGTATTGCGCATGGTTCAGATCGACCCAGTGCAGATATTAAACAACATTTCGGAGTTGCGGAATGATCAAAGGTTTTGAACATGTTGGAACGGATAATGAATGCAATGTATGTCGTTGTGTATTCACTGAAGACGAAGGTGGAGTCCTAGGTTATTTTGGCATCTTGCCTGTGGCCTTTTGCCCCACTTGCTATTCAAGTATGGTAGACATGGTCACGCAAGATTTAGAAGATAAGTAATCCAGTTTTAATAAAAGGAAAAAGCATGGCAGATATTATTGATGATGCACAAGAAGCAATGGAAGCGGCAGAAGAACTTCGCCGAGCCGCTGCAAAAGAATTTGTACCAATTCGCACTGGCTTTTGCCTTGAGTGTGAAGAGCCAACTGAGTTTACATTCTGTTGCGTTGACTGTAGAGATTCTCACGAAAAGCGTGAAAAGATGAAAGCCATCAACGGCAAATAAGTTTGCCAAATTGGTTCACTTTATCAAATTTAATATTGATATATAACTGTATGAAAAATACAGTCAAAACTCTGTTGGCCACTGCCGTCTTAGGAATCAGCTTTGGCTCTTATGCTGCTGAAACCATTACCATTGTAAATCCTTATGGTCCTGGCCATAGTGCTACTCCGGCCATGCTTAGAATTATACAAGAAGCAAACTCTTTACAAAAAGAGTTTTCATTTCAAATTGAATTCAAGCCCGGCGGCAATCAAATTATTGCAGTGCGACACATGGATGCAATGCCTCAAAATAGACTGGCCATTATTGCCCCGGCGTTTGTTGAGAACACATTAAGAGGCGAACTGAATCAAGCAGACTATGTTCCTGTACACGCACTTGGTGATGCTTGTTGGGCAGTGATTTCTAATAAAGGCAATGAAGCAGGTGGTATTGCTTCATTGCGCGGAGAAAAAGAACTCAATGTTGGCGGAGTAGGTTTTGGCAATGCCACACACTTGACCAGTTTGTTAGCAGGTGAAAAATATGGGTTTGATTCATTTTACATT